TCCCTTTGTGTCATTATACTAAAACCCCCATTGTCATAATAATTAAAAAAAATATTAAACAACAATAAAACTCGTATTTTGTCATTAGATTAATCCTTCCTTCATTAATAAAAATTTAATTAAAAATAATATTGATATTGAAATACCAATGCCAAAATGAATATGAATTGCGATAACAATTCCTAAAAATGCTATCGCAAAACATAAACCAAAGTACAATGCTCTTACCATTTACCTTGCTCCCTTAACTCACCTTCAACCCACTCCAATTTGGTCTTATAATCAGCTTTAGCTAATCCAATCGGAATTGGTGCTTTTGCATATTTCCAAAGACACTCAAAATAAGATTGTCCTTCAAAATCGCCCATTGATGTTTTTAAAACATAATTACCGCCTTGATATTTTAAAAGCATTTTTATTCGGCTAGGGTTATGATTATTCTCTCTAGCTATATCAAAATCATTAATCATATTACCACCCCCCACTTCTAGCATTAGATTTAATTATAATAGCATTACCCATTATAAACCTTTGTCCAAAATGTTGTTCCCATACATTTGAGGCGGTGTAATTAATGGCAAGATTTTTAAAAGTGCCTTCCTCATTGATGAGCATAAAATCACCATTAGGAAATTCAACACCTTCAACCCAACCTTCAACCCAACTTTGAGCATCTTTAAGAGTTAGCTTTTCGCAGTCCTCTTTAGTTTCAATTAAAGCAGTTTTCGGAGTAGTTTTAATTGAAATTGGAGTATCAAGTAATTTTATTAAATTACCTTCATCAGCTACAACTAAATGATTATCTGATAGCATTAATCCCCCTCTCATTTAACTTGTCTAATAAGTCAGCAGATTTCATTATTTCTTTATATGCCCACTCTTTAGATTTACTATTTTGATTTGAGTTTAAAATCATACAAGCAACATGAAGATTGCCCTTCCATGATACAACTTTAATACTCTCTTTTTTTACTCTCTTTTTTGCTTTTGTCATTGTGTCCTCTCTTTTTGTTTTTATTAACATAAGTTAATTATAATAATGATTTGATTATTGTTGTCAATCTTAAATAAGAGCATTGATTTTTGACCCTTTTTCCCTTAATATTGGCTTTACTATGAAAGGCGGAAAAATTGACTAAAAACCTCACAGATATGGAAAAGTCGTTTGTGGAAAACTTTACTTTAACAGGCAACGCAACTGAAAGTGCCAAATTAAGCGGATATTCCGAAAAGACGGCAAAACAACAGGGCTACCAATTAAAAGAGAGATTACACTCCGAGATTGACAGGGCTATTAAAGACAAAATGCGGTCAAGTGTACCTATTGCGGTGGAAACATTACAAAAACTCATTCAAGACACTAAAATACCCCCTTCAACGAGATTACAGGCAGTCAATAGTCTTTTAGACCGAACAGGGCTAGGAACTTCCTCAACTACTCACATTGAAGATATAACTCATAAGCGATCAAGTGAAGATTTAAAGCAGGAACTCAATCACTTACTCCATACTCTATCTATTGTTAAAGTGCCTAATGATGATGATAGCGGTGGTGGTAATGTTCATTAGAATACAACTTACCTAATCCAATTCCATAGCTTTTGCCTCTATTAGTGTTGATTTATATAGCGGACAAAATGAGTACAGATAGAGAACACACTATTAGCTAGATATACCAATCATTATAATCAATACAACCGCCCTCAAATAATCGTTCTTCACACACACACTCACACAGCTAGGGCAATTTGAAATAGGTGTGATATTAAAGACACATCACTATCATGCTAGTAGAAATGAAGGGACAACTAGGAAGGGAAGCCATAGATAAAGAGAAATTTGTTCTCATTTTGTTCTCTTTTGACCCCCCGTACCCCCCAAAACGATTTCAGTCTATATTGATATGGATTCTTCCGCACAGCGGTGGGTATTTTATGAATATTAACTTTTGTTAATAGGTTGAACATATGTCATTTTTATATAATATGGGATAATGCCTACCAATACTTCACGATATGACCCTATGTGTTTGGAACAATATGAAGAACCCCCAGAATTATTACATTTTCAATGGGAGGGTAAAAAATGTGGTTATAAGGTTTATAGATATGCTTTAGTAGATGTTATAGACCATAATAATATTGACCCCGAACATAAAAGAACAAAAGAAGAACAGAATTTAACTCCTAAACAAATAAAGGAAAAATATGTCAGATAAAGCATGGAAACAAAGGGAACGAAAGGTCGCAGATTTTTTTGGTGGTCAAAGAACACCATTATCTGGTGGTAATGGCAAGATTACTAGAGCAGATGTAATTCATGACAAATTATTTATAGAAAATAAATTGCGAAAAAAACATAGTGTTATATCATTATGGAATGAAACTAATGAAATGGCTAAAGAAGAAAGCAAAACACCTGTTATCACTTTGGCTGAAAAAAATAGAAAAGGATTTTGGATTATGATACACTCTTCTGATTTGCATAAATTGGAGGGTTATGGCAAAAGCGAAATGGAAGGAAGTAACATTCGAAAGGAAGAGCCGAAAACAAATAGGTCGGCACAAGAAACGAATGAATAAAGATGAAAAAAGATCATACAAAAAATATCGAGGACAAGGATAAGTCCGAAGATAAAACCTATGAAAATGAGGTAAATAATGATATGGATAAATTCTTGGAAGATATAGCAAACAATACACCAAACGAAGGACAATTTAATGAATCTTAAAGAAGGTGCAAAAGTAAATACAGATATTAAATCATTAATAGCTATTATTATTGGTGTAGCTGTAGGTGTATGGGCATATTTTGGTATTGTAGAAAAACTTAATCAGCATAGTACAACATTACAATTATATAAATCTGATTTAGAAAAAAATACAGAATTTAGAATAGGATGGCCACGAGGTACTTTAGGTTCATTACCCGCAGATAGCGAACAATTTATGCTTATTGAGGATTTATATAAACAGGT